CAAGCAGCATTAGTTATTCACAAAGAATTGGTAGATGATGGTATAATACCTGAACAAGATTCTGATGAATATTATAATGAACTTGATGCTAGAATACGCTCAGAATTTCCTGAGAAATTTAAGCAGAAGAATGTTAATAAGGTTCCAACAGTCGTAGGGGGATCACGTGCAAACCCGGGTAGTTCTAAGATTAAGTTATCAAAAACGGAAGTTGAGATGGCTACTAGACTTGGAGTAGACCTAAAAGAATACGCACGCCAAAAACAACGCCAGTTAAAGGCGGGAGGATAATATGACAAAAGCAACTCAAAGCAGTCGAAAAAAGAAGACACGGGCTTCGACATCTCGTAAAAAGGTTTGGACAGCACCTAGCAAACTTTCGGTGGAATCACCACCTGAAGGTATGCATTATCGTTGGGTTAGACATGAATTGTTTAACAACTCTGATGATGCAAATGTAAATGGTAGAGTTCGACAAGGTTATGAACCTGTAACACCAGATGAGTTAGGCGAAGATGCCTATCCAGATGTTCTCGATACAGGTAAACACGCAGGCACAGTTCGATCAGGAGATTTAATTCTCATGAAAGTTCCGCAAGAAATTGCAGACCAAAGAACTGAACACTATAATACTCAAGCTGAGTTAATGGGACAAGCCTATGCACAAGATCTAAAGAATGCAGGTCAAGGTGATATGCGTGGCATGGACGAATCGAAGACTACAGTTACAGGCGGAAGTCCAAAAGAAACAAAGTTTGAAGACTAAGTAATTAGACATATCTAGTTATCTAGTTTTCTTTTAATAATAACAATTAATTTTCTAAAGGAGGAAATTATATGGCTGGATACGGTCTATCACCAATAAGACATGCTGCTGGCGGTACTGTGCGATTAAATAACTATACGGATGCGAATGGTTATCGAATTGCTGCTACTGCACCATCGGCATATTTTGAAGGCGACCTTGTTACTTATAGCTCAGGCTTACTAGTAACGGATATTGGCGCAGCATCTCCGGGTTCTGTTGTCGGTGTTTTCTGGGGAGCAGAATATCAAGATAACTCTACAGGCGACGTAAAATTCGTACGTTCAATTGCGAACGGAACTGTAGCAAAAGCACAATACAAAGCATATGTTTACGACGATCCGTTTACAATCTTTAAGATTCAATCAGATCAAGCAGGCACAGGCTTAACTGCAGCGAACTCAACTGGAAAGCTAGTACAAGTAGTAGCTTCACCAACTGGTTCGGCAATAACTCATAAATCAGGATTAGTGGCTGATGCTTCTACAGTAGCAACTACTAACACTTTCCCATTATCAGTATATGGTAGTGCAGAGGCTGATGGAGTTTACACTGCAACTGGTACTACTATGGATATAGTAGTGAAAATCAACTCACACCAACACCTAAATGGCGCTACTGGCGTTACAGGTATATAATATCTAGGAGGATATAGAATATGGCAATTACTAGAGGTCAAATACTCAAAGAATTAGTACCTGGTTTGAACGCAATTTTCGGAACAGAATATTCACGTTACGAAAATGAGCACGCAGTACTATTCGATGAAGAATCATCAAATAGAGCTTTCGAAGAGGAAGTATTATTCCCAGGTTTTGAGGCAGCTCAAACCAAATTCGAAGGACAAGCTGTTGCTTATGGCAACACTGGTGAAGGGTACGTTTCTCGTTATACAAACGAAACTGTCGCTATGGCATTCTCAATTACTGAGGAAGCTATGGAAGACAATTTGTATGACAAGTTATCTACTCGATTAACAAAAGCATTAGCACGTTCAATGGCTTCTGCTAAACAAACTAAAGCGGCAAACGTCTATAACAGAGCTTTCAACAGTTCTTTCACAGGCGGCGATGGACAAGAGTTAGTATCTAACGCTCACCCATTAGCTTCAGGATCAACAGGTTCTAACAGACCTTCAACTTATGCTGACCTTTCAGAGGCTTCTCTTGAAACAGCATTAATTGATATCGCAGGATTTACTGACGATAAAGACATCCCGATTGCAGCTCAAGGTCGTACACTACACATACCAAGACAATTGGTATTCGTAGCGGAAAGACTGCTGGCATCTCCGTACAAACCAGGATCATCAGACAATGATGTGAATGCGATTAAGTCTACAGGAATGCTACCAGGTGGCTATCATGTGAATCACAGATTTAGTGATCCAGATGCTTTCTTTATTAGAACTGATGTTCCTAACGGAATGAAAATGTTCAATAGAGCACCTATCGCAACTTCCATGGAAGGCGACTTTGAAACTGGAAACGTAAGATACAAATCTCGAGAAAGATACAGCTTCGGCTTTTCTGACTGGAGAGGTGTATACGGAAACGAAGGCGTATAACACACTTTGTAGAGGGGGCAGAAATGTCCCCTTTACTACTTGGATTTAACAAATCTTACTTGACTGGCCAAGCAGACGTTATAGAGACAGTAAGAAAATAACTTGGGACTATACTCCCAGAAGGATTAAAGAATGGCAAATTCAACTTTTAGCGGTCCTATTAGATCAGAAGGTGGTTTTGAACAAATCACTAAATCTACAGTAGGTACCGTAACAACTAACTTTGATATCGATTCAAGCGGTAATGTATCAGGTACTGGTACTATGAAAATGACAGGAGCGACAAATGTTGTTGCACCTTATGAGTCTTTAACTGCAGCAACTAAAGCAGTAACAGCAGCAGAAAGTGGAACTACTTTTGTATTTAATAGAGCAGCAGGCGTTGCGGTAACTTTACCAGTAGCAGCAGCAGGCTTAGTTTATAAATTTATCGTAGGAACTACTGTTACTTCAAATGCATTAAGCATTCAAGGAGCTACAGCTGTTGATATTTTTTCAGCTTACTCGATGGTTACATTGTTTGATAAAGATAACAACGTAGCACAAGCAAAAATCTTTTTAGCGGACGGATCAGATGATGATGTGTTCTCTATGAATGGTGGTACAACTGGTGGATTCCTAGGCAGCGTTATTACATGCACAGGAGTAGCAACAGGTGGACAAGGAAGTGCAACAGCAGTATGGCATCTGAATTCAGATAAGCTTGTTGGTGATGGTACTTTAGCAACACCGTTTGCATAATACTAATAATAATTAATGGGGGGCTTCGGCCCCTCATATTCTTGATTAAGAAGGGAAGAACAATATGGCAGACACAGTAACAGGTCCAACTATATTACAACAAAACGAAAAACGAGTTACTATTAAATTAGTAGTACAATCAGATGGCTCAGGAAGTGCTACTGTATTTGGAGATGTTTCAGCAATGGACGCATTACCAGATGGTAGAGCTTGTAAATCTTTAAACGTACAACGATTATGGTTTGCAACTGACAACTCCTCACCAGCATATGCTCGTTTAGATTATGAAGATGATGATGGAGATATTCCTATCGTTGGATTAGTTGGCACAGGCTATTGGGATTTTAGAGAATTCGGAGGAATTCCTGGAAATCAATCCGCAAACACAAACCAAGATGACATCAACCTGGTAGTACCTAGTACAGCAGTTTCAGGCTCTATGTTTACAGTTGTCATGGAATGTACTAAGACATACGTGGAGTAATAAATGAGCGAGCAAACTAACAAAGAAGCAATTATAGAAATTAAAGGCGACCTCAAATTACTCAACCAAAAAATAGATTTAATAAAAGACAATCATCTGGCTCACATGGCTCAAGATATTGATAAACTTTCTAAATTTATATGGGTAATTGGCGGAACTGTATTTGCACAAATGTGTTATTTAATTGTTCGTACCTTAATATAGGAAGGACAAAATATGGCCACATCAGGCACACATACATTCAATTTAACGATTGATGATGTAATACAAGAAGCTTATGAAAGACTAGGCGTAAGTTCTAAGGGCGGCTATGATTTAATTACAGCTAGACGTTCTCTTAATTTATTAATGGTAGAATGGATTAATGAAGGTGTAAATTTATTTACGCTTGATTTAATCGAACATACTATGACCAAAGACCAAGGGCATATTGTGTTTAGTTCTGATACTTATTCAGATGTATTAGATGCAGTTATAACAGACACAAATCAAGATCCAGATTCTGATCAAGAAATAGAACGCATTAGTCTTACAGATTATTTACAACTTCCAAACAAAACGACAACAGGAAAACCATCACAGTTTGCAGTTGAGCGTAATGCTCAATATGACAGCAGTGGTGTAGCTAATCATAAAGTTTATTTATGGCCTGTACCTGATCAGACTTACTACAAATTAAAAGCATGGATGATTAAATATCCTGATGATGTAGCTTGGACTAGCACAGCTGGTGGACAAGTAACAGCTCCATATATTGATTACACTCAAAATGTGCAAATACCTAAACGTATGTTACCTGCTATGATT